TATATTGAAGAGTACACCTGCAGTTCATTGTCTCACCAATTTTTTTTTACAATATGGGCAATATCTAAAATAAAAACCTGCCGATTTTTCGAAGGGTTCCATAATAGGAATAGCCGCAGCCCAGTCTATGTCACATTTTTTACAAATCATTTTATCTCTCCAGGCTTAAAGGAAAGAGCCCCTATATGTATATACCGTCTATACAGAAAATAAAAGGAGTCCGTGACCCCCAAACACAAAAAGTATATACTTAATCGAAACTAGGAGACGTCGTACCTATTATTATTAGTATATACTAAACTATTATTATATTATATTATACCTTATTCTTTACTTTAGACCTAGTCCAGGACTCTTCTGAGTCTGTTTAACCCCCACTTCAGTACTGTTCTGGGTGTTTAGTAGCCCTTCTAAGCCGCTTCTTTTCATTAACATCTCTGCAACTAGCCCCATGATAGGGTTGTCTTTTGTTATTGCCTTAATTGTACTTTGGCCTGTGGCCTCATCCATTTTTTTACTAGCTGCACCCAGGGAACCAAAAAAAGAAGACTGGAAAGTTTCAAGCATTCCGTGTGTTCGTTCTTCAATCTCATCTATGATGGGTTCAAGTATCAATAAGAGATCTTCATCGCTATCGGATGACTTCGCCCACTCAACCCAAGCATCCTTGCTTAATCGGGCCACATACGAAGCAAACATAAAATAAAATATTGACCAGGCAATCAGGTACCCCAAAAGTTCTAAGGCTGAAATAATCATTTTATTTCAGGGAGGGCAAACAAACATATTTTTGTGAACCAGGTATCCAGGTTAAATTTTCATTAGGTCCACACGTGGGCACATCACCAACGGGCCTAATATCTCCTATTTGTTTTGTCTCATGTGGAATATCGAAAAACGTGGCCTTCTTACCAGTTACCAACACACCCGAGTCCTGAAACAATTTCAAAAATGCAATCATCGCGCCTACGTTCATCTTTTCACGTACTTATCCCAGAAGTCTCGCGCTTCTCCCTTGTAGAATAAACCCCCCGTCAAGGGCAAGAACGCAATCTCTCCAAGGCCTTCGGTCAGGTCCTTGTAAAAGAGCACTGTGTCTATTTGTTTCGCGAGGTCGGGGTCGATTGTGGTCTGCTTAGACAAAGCACCAATTAATATAGGTAATACCACGGGCAGAGATGCAATAGCAATACCGCCAAGTAAAAGCTTAGGTGTATTTTCATTCCCTAAAAATGTATTTATATTTTCATGTCTTCTATGTCTGGCTAAGGCATCACGTTGACCGATTGTTAATTTAGTGATCTCTACGTCATCGGGTACGGCTTCGAAAAGGGGACGGCCCATTAGCGCCTCTTCTTCTTGCCTGCAGGGGTTTTCCTGAACGCTACCGCCATCTTCTTTAGATTGAGTTTACCGTTACGGTATCGGAAACGTGGCTTTTTGCTGTTAGCTTTAACGTATTTGTTCCAGGCGCTTAGTTTACGTTTAGGTTTACGTGCCGCGCTCGACCCTGTCGCCTTTGCTCGACCTGCATCATACCCAGCTAACCATGCTTCATCTAATGGTGAAGGATCATATCGACGTCTTTCAGGCATTATTGCACCTCTTTCCCTTCCAGGACAACCGTCATGGACCCTGTAGGACCTACAGCGAGAACTTTCATCCCTGTATTGGGTGGTATAGTATAGTATAAGTTGGGGAATTGGGGCCCGATCCCTGCGTTTACGATAATAAATTTGCTAACGTGTAGCGCTTCCTCATTGCCCATAAGAGTCCAGGCTAGAACATCACCCGCAGAGCATCCCGAATAATCGAACGAGACGTTGGTGACGACACTATAGAACCTATTGGGAGAGATAAAGTCCAGTAAGGTAGTACCGCCTGCAGTCAATGCTTCCAGACCGCTCCAGGCAAACATATGATCACCATAGAAGTTAAGGCTCGGCCCCGTCGAAAGTGTCAAAGAACAGCTACCCGCGTCAGATTCTGAGCCAAATTGTATCGAACATTTAACGTGAGTTAATGGGGGAATAAGAATATAGATAACATCGAAGGTTTCATTGAAGCCCGCCTGACCTAATCTTATGGCTTGTCTAATTACTTCTATACCGTTCAAATAAACATAACTCTTGCCCCAATCCGTATCAAGGTCACCCTGATAAAATTCAAGCTTCGCTACAATATAATTAATACCTGAAGTAAATTCAAGAAGGGTTACTTCAGTATTGGCAGCGCATGTTTTAACACCACTAAAAGCATAACAATGTTTACCAACATAATTTAATTCTAAACCCGCACCTGCTACAACATTACTACTAGCATACGGAATGCCCTCGGGCATTTTTACTCGAATTGAATTTCGCAGACCGCGTCAATTACAGCCGCCGTTGTTACAGCTACCTGAATATCCAGAGTATTACCTGAGGTAACACCCAGGGCTGTTTTAGTTTGTACGTTACCCTGTGTAACTCCAGTGCCTCCAGAAGCGGGGCCTGTAATGGATGGTCCCATGAAAACCGCATCGCCCTCTTGAAGCGCCGTGCCTGTCAACTTAAATCCTGAACACGTATCAGATTCGACCGCATCGGTGCTTATTCCCATTGAGATGGAACTGATCTGGCTAACGTTCGATGGAACTACCAGGCTTAAGCCAGAACTCGCGAACTGGTTAGTCATGCTTTGGAAGCTGGTCGTGGCGCTCAAGCCAGAACTACTCCTCAGAACTACGATTGCCATATTTTTACACTCCGAAAGGGTCCATCATTGGGCTAGCGCGGACCTTTATGGGCCCCAAACTAGCTAAGACGGGTGAACCTCTAGAAAAAGAACGTACTGCAGCTTTTGCCAAGAACGCACCGACGAGGGTCTTGGTTATAGCTTGCTTATTGGATTTTGCGGACTTTGATAAAGTCGTTAAACCTGTGTTAAGATCTCCAGCCAGAAAAGACTTCATGGCAGAGCCTGCATTTGTTTGTTCTAAAAGAGCTAGAGCAGCTCCTGTTTCAATTACGTTTATTCCAAAACTGCGCGATCTCTTTCGAGGTCTCGCTCTGCGACGTCTAACCATGTGCTTCGGGATTAGCGTTTGTTATATAACAGTTCGTGATGCTTGCTTAGATACTCGCCGCAGTGATTGCAATAGACCTGCCTTCTGAAATTATACAGTCTTTTCCCCTTTGCATTGGTGCATTTACAGGGCCACATCTTGGTATATCTGAACTTATGGGCTTCATCCCTGACCATTATTCGAATCCATTCGCTGAAAGAGATCTCCTTGTAGCGGCAGATTCTCTTAGCCAGGTAATACCACTCCGCATTAGTAGGGAATTTGATTGCCACCTGCTTTAGTTTTCCGCCATAATGCGGATGTCGACCCGAACTAATCCCGCCCATTACTTAGACACCTTCCGACATTGTTCACAGCATTTTGCACAATGGCTATATTGAAGAGTACACCTGCAG